CAGCGGTACCTCCGTTTGCAGCGAGATGTGTTTTCAGAGGAAAAGTTCGGGGCATCCCCGAAGGGGATGACGTGACATGAACCTTACTCCCATCGACGGAACGGGCGCAATAGTACCTGAGCCCAGCTGGCAACTTCTCCTGACCGACGAGCTCGAGCTTGCCGCGGCATCGGAGCACTGGCGGCGCATCACTACCGAACTGAAGGACCGCGACCTGCTTGCTCCGGCGAACGCGCACGCGCTCCAGCGCCTGGTGCTGGCCTACATCGTGTTCGATCGCTGCGCGCGTGACGTTGCCGAGAACGGTGCGGTGACAAAGCCTAAGCGGGGCAACCCGAAAGCCATTGCCCGGCTCAGCCCGTATTTCACAGCCATGCGCGAAGCCGGGTCCGACGCCGATCGCCAGGAGCAAGAGCTGGGCATCTCGCCACGCCGCCGCTCTGGCGCCGCTAAGGTAGTGAAGAAGGCTACTCGCCGCACTGGTGCCGACGCCTACCTGAAGTCGCGCAGTGCCTAATCGCTTCCTCGGCGACCCGGACCCGACCACCGCTTGGGCGAAGGCCGCAGTAGAAGGAAAGCTGTTTACTGCCGGCGAGCTGGTCCGACATGCGGCGGAGCGCCACCTGCGCGACATGCGTGATGGTGAGAGGCGGGGTATCTATTGGAGGCCGGAGGAAGCCGCCCACTTCCTCAACTTCTTGCCATCGGTGTTTCAGGTCACAGACGGACCAGCTGTGGGTGAGCCCTTCTACCCGTTGGAGTGGCACACCTTCGTCGGCGGCAACCTGTTCGGGTGGCGCACAGCCACTAACCGCTGGCGGTTCCGTCACGCTTGGCTGGAGACCGGAAAGGGTCAGGCCAAGTCGCCACTGATGGGAGCCATCGGCCTCTACATCATGGGCTGGTGTCAGATTCAGCGCGCCGAGTGCTTCGCCATCGGAGAAGACAAGGCGACGGCCAACGTTCTCTTCCGCGACGCCGCGGCGATGTGTCGCGCTGACGTTCCGGAGCATGACCCAGGTGAGAGCCTTGAGGCTCTGGGCGAAGTGGTCATCCGTGGCGAGCTAGGAAACGCCTGGAAGATTGAACACCCGGACAGCGGCTCGTTCTTCATGCCGCTCGCCAGCGGCGAGTCACAGTCCGGGCCGCGCCCGAACTATGTTGCCGGCGACGAGATCCACGAGTTCAAGTCCGACTCGTCTTTGCTGACGTGGAAGGCGGCCATAGATAAGCGCGAAGGCAACGCGCTGATGTTGCTCGGCACGAACACGCCGGCCACAACCCAGCATGTCGGCACATCCTACTCGGGCATGTATCAGCAGATTACGAAGGGCGAGGCCCGCGACGACTCCGCCTTCGCCTTCATTGCTCGGGTCGACAAGGGTGACCGCGAGAACGTCCTGGACAACGAGGCATGCTGGCAGAAGTCGCTGCCAGCGCTTGGCGAAACCTTCTCGATCGAAACCATCCGCGAGACGGTCGGCTCGGCCAAGCTGCGGCCCTCCACTAAGTCCAGCGTAAAGCGGCTCTACTTCGGCATCGACACGGCTGCTGCCGACTTCTGGATCTCGGAAGAGAAGTGGACCGCGGTACAGGGCGCAGTCGACAGTCGCGCGATGATCGGCCGCAAGTGCTGGCTCTCGCTCGACTTGGCGCAGAAGAACGACCTTACCGCGCTCTCGGCCACTTGGGAGGTGTCGGACGAGTTGCTGGCGGTGAAGACCTGGTACTGGACGGCGCGCGAAGGTCTGGAAGAGAAAGCTGATCAGGACAAGGCGCCGTATCTCGACTGGGTTGAGGATAAGTACCTCGCTGCCACGCCCGGCCCGACGATCGACTACACGTTCGTGGCCGCAGAAGTCGCCAAGCTGAATGCGGCCCATGACGTTGAAGCGCTGGTCGTTGATCCAGCCTTTCTTACGGAGTTTACCGACGCCTGCGATGAGGTCGGACTTCAGTGGTGGCTCTGGGACGGGCCAGGCAAGCCCGAGGGGCGCGGCCTGAAGATCGTCCGCCATGCACAGGGCCAGCGGATCGTGTTCGAAGAGCGGCAGCTATGCATGCCACACTCGATCACCCGCACCGAGGACCGCATCCTCGAAGGCAAGATCGTGATCGACGCATCGCCGGTCACGTACAGTTGCGCAGCGAACGCCGTGGTCGAGCCCGACGGGCTGGGCAACCGGATGTTTAACAAGAAGCGGTCGCGCGGCCGCATCGACGGCATGGTGACGATCACCATGGGCGTTGGCGCCGCAACCGCAAGCGAAAAGCCGAAGAAGAAGTCAGTTTACGAATCTCGCGGGATACGGCGAGTTTAAGGAGGGCGCATGGCGGTAATGTCGCCCGTCGATTATCAGCGCGCGTCCGGATTCCGCCGGTCCTCTGCACGAGGCCCCGCTGTCGAGCAACGGAATGTTTACGCCTATTCCGTTCACGACATCCAGAACCCCGACGACCCCGTGCTCGGTGCGTTCGTTCGAGGAGGCCGTGAAGGTCTGGCGGGTGTCGCGGTCAGCGATCGCATGGCGATGCGCAACTCGGTGTTCTTCCGCGGAACATCGCTAATTGCCGGCTCGCTCGGCATGCTGCCCCTGTCCCTGATGCGCCGGAAGGCCGACGGTACAACCGAGAAGGCAACGGACCACCCGCTCTACTCGATCTTCAAGCTAGATCCGCTGGGCAACGGCGCGATGACGCCTAGCGAGTTTAAGAGCTACATGCAGATGGCAGCGCTGCTGGACGGTAACGTCTACGCGCGCGTCGTCCGCCTGGACGGCGAAATCCAGGCCCTTGTGCCGTTCCCGCGCAAGTCTGTCAGCAAGGAGTGGAGCGGCGGCACCCTCCGCTTCAAGTACCAGCCAAAAAGCGGAAGTCCCGAATATCTCAACGCCGAGGATGTGTTCCACTTCCGAGCGCCCGTTTCGCTTGATGGCCTAAACGGGCTGGGGCTCCTTGATGTTGCGGCTGACACGATCGGCTTAGCCCACTTGGCTGAGAAGGCCATGGCGAACCTGCTGAGCCGGGGCGTGATGGCCGGTGGTGCCCTTCAGATTAAAGATGAACTGAGCGACGAAGCCTATGCTCGACTGAAGGAAAGCCTGCGTGACGATTATAGTGGCCCCGAAGGCGTCGACCAATGGATGTTGCTCGAAGGCGGTATGGAGCCGAAGCCGTTCTCCGGCTCAGCGCGCGACTCTCAGCTTGTCGAACTGCGCAGAAATGAGGCCGAACAGGGCTCCCGCTTCACTGGCGTTCCTCGCCCCCTACTAATGTTCGACGAGACCGCATGGGGTAGCGGCATCGAGCAGCTGGGCCTCTACTACGTCGTCTACTGTCTCCTGCCGTGGTTCGTCATCTGGGAAGAGGCGATCTGGCGGCTACTTAGCCGTCGTGAGAAGCAGGCCCGAGACGGAACCGTGCTCTACGCCAAGTTCAACGAGCGCGCCCTGCTGCGCGGCTCGATGAAGGACCAGTCCGACTTCTTGGCCCGCGCTCTCGGCTCCGGCGGCGGCAAGCCGTTCATGGAAGCGAACGAAGCGCGCGAGGCGCTCGACATGAACCCGCATCCCGACGGCGCTGGCCTCCTGCCCCGCGCAGGCACGTCGGCGGCCGCAATCGTGGAGGACCTAAATGACAAGAGGTAGCCTTATCGCCGTCTTGGCCGGCCAGCGTCCGCCAGAGATGCCCGCGCTTGGTTCGGGTGCAGACTGGAAGTTTGAGACGCGCGCACTCGCGGACGACTTCAAGCACTTCACTGTCGAGGCGGCGGCCTCGGAGAAGCCCACGATCTCCATCTTCGATTATATCGGTGACGATGGCGAGGGCGGTGGCGTGTCGACAAAGCGGATCAGCGCGGCACTGCGCCAGATTGGCGACAAGCCTGTGACCGTCGAGATCAACTCGCCTGGCGGTAACTACTTCGAGGGTGTCGCGATCTACAATCAGCTTCGCCGCCACTCCCGTGAGGTGACGGTTCAGGTGCTGGGTGTTGCGGCGTCTGCCGCCTCGATCATCGCGATGGCGGGGGACCGCATCGAGATTGCGGCCAATGCCGAAATCATGATCCATGAAGCACGCGGGCTTTTCCTCGGCACCAAGTCGGAGATGAAAGACGCTTGGGAAACACTGGCGCACCTCGATACGGCCATGTGCGAAACCTACGCTGCCCGTTCGGGTCGCGATCTCGCTGAGTTCGAGGCGATGATCGAAGGCAAGGACGTATTCTTCCGCGGGCAGGAGGCAATCGACGCCGGCCTTGCCGATGCCGTGATGGAACGCGAGGCTCAGATGCCCGTGTACGCATCGGCAGACGAACAGTATCCGAGTGACAAGCCGTCGCTCGACAGCTTTCTCGCGAAAGAGGGAATGCCGCGCTCAGCCCGGCGTGACCTTTATCGCGTGATGACCTCGGGCACGCCACGCGCTGTCGAGGATGCCACGCTACGCGCTGGCGATGAACCAGAGGCCGATTACTCGCGCCTCTTCGCAGCCCTCACCGTCTGAACAAAGGAACAGACATGAACACCATGACCACCCTTCGCGGTACCGCCGCGACGGGCCGGGGCCTCATCGCCGTGCGCGCCGAAGCCCAGGCCAAGAAGCCGGACAGCATCGAAGCGCTTGGTATTGCCTTCGAAGCGTTCAAGGACGCGCACACCGCTTCGATCAACGAAATCAAGGCCGGCAAGACCGACGTCGTGACGACCGAGAAGCTCGGCAAGATCGAAGCGGACTTGGACAAGCTTCAGGCCGCGGTCGAGTCGGTCAACCTGAAGGCCTCGCTGGGCAACGACGACGGCAAGCCTGCTCCGCGTGACGCCGAGTACACCTCGCAGTTCCAGGCGTACTTCAAGGGCGGCGCTCCCAGCGCCAAGCTCGAGGAGCTGCGAGCTGCGGCCACCAAGACGGATGGCGAAGGCGGCTATCTTGCGCCAGTCGAGTGGGACCGCTCGATCAGCAAGAAGCAGAAGGTCATCTCGCCGATGCGCCAGAACAGCTCGGTGATCTCCGTCAGCGGCGCCGGCTTCAAGAAGGTTTATTCGGATGGGATCGTCGGTTCGGGCTGGGTTGGCGAGACCGCCGCCCGTCCGCAGACCACCACTCCTGGCCTGACTTCGCTCAGCTTCTCGATGGGCGAGGTTTACGCGAACCCTGCTGCTTCGCAGGGTCTGATCGACGATGCTGAAGTCGACATCGAAGCGTGGCTTGCCGAAGAGGTGAGCACCGAGTTCGACCGCCAAGAAGGCATTGCCTTCCTGTCAGGCGACGGCGTGAACAAGCCTGCCGGCGTGCTGACCTACGTCACTGGCGCTGCGAACGCTGCTGTGCATCCGTATGGTGCAATCCCGGTGCTCAACTCGGGTGCTGCGGCTGGTGTGGCAGGCGATGCCTTGTTCGACCTGCAGGCGGATCTGCCGGCGCCGTTCGTGCCAAACGCCAAGTTCTACATGAACCGCGCTTCGCAGGCTGCCTTCCGCAAGCTGAAGACCACCGACGGTGCCTATCTGTGGCAGCCGAGCCTTGCGCTCGGGGTGCCGCCCACGCTTGCGGGTGAGGCTGTCGTCGACATGCCGGGCATGCCCCCCGTAGCTGCGGGCAACATCGCGGCGCTCTACGGCGACATGGTCGAGACCTACCAGGTAGTCGATCGTATTGGCGTGCGCGTGCTGCGCGACCCGTACACGGCCAAGCCTTTCGTGCTGTTCTACACCACGAAGCGTGTTGGTGGCGGCGTGAAGAATCCGACCGCGATGCGCGCGCTTAAGATCAGCGTGTAACCTGATGGGGCCGGCGGATGCCGGCCCCTCTCTCCAGCAGGAGCAAATCGAAATGACTGCCACCAAGAAGACGGTCGATACGACCGACATCAAGCCCGCCGACGTTCTCGGCGTTTCCGACACGCGGGCCATGACCGAAGATACGCTAACCCCTGCAACCGATGTCGCCGCCAGCGGCGCGTTCATCGAGCCGGAGATCGTCGAGCGCATCGACACCGCACATCCTGCGGTCGACAACAACCCGCGCAAGGGTCAGCCAGTAATTAGA